CAATCTTTTTTATCATAACCAACGTGATCCTCCAGGAGCTGATACATACTTGGACATCTATTATTATTTGGCTTACTAAGAAATCTTTCGCAGCTTCCAGCATCATTCATTATTAAAATTATATTTTTTCTAACTTTTACATATTGATCTACACTATGCTCTATTTTTGATAACATCTTTTAATACCCATGGATAACGCAGTTGATTTTTTGTAATTTTATTTAATTCTTCTTCTGGCAAATCTATAAGCTCATCATAAAGCTCATGCTGATCTAATCTTGGATATAAATATTCTTTTTTTATTTTTTTAGTATGTATTTCTTTTAAATGACCATTTAATATTCTCCATCCAGCAGTTTGAAACTTTTTAAATCCTATACTTTCAAGAAATTTTTTATGAGCTGGCATATCAAAAGAAATATAATTATCTTTAGTTATTTTTATTAATGGTAAATCTAAGTGTTTTATTTTTGACAATTCTATGAGTTCTTTTTGAACTTCGTCTTTTGTTAATTGAAACTGTCCACCAATATTAACAATACGAATAAATGCTTGAAGTTTTTTTACATTATAGTTTGCACAACAATAGTGATAAATCCTGAATTGAAGGTTATTCAAAGGTAATGTGTTTATATTAGGATCTGTTAAGTAAAATTTTGACATAATTATCTTGCCTTAAAAAGTTTTGATTGTGTTGATTAGTGTCTGTAACTCTCTTCAATAAATAATCTTTTGATTGGCAAACTGGAATGTGTTGCTGCACTTTATATTCTAGGTACTGGAGCATCTGATCAGGTGTTAATCTTAATCTGTGTGCATCTGAGAGCTGATTTTTAATGTGAAATTCGGTGATTTCTCTATTTTCGGTATTTTCATCAACTGTGTACCAAATAGTGAAAAAAGGTATTCCAGCTGCCTTGGCCATAATTTTATATGGTCTGTTTAGCCATCCTGATTTACCTCTAAATTGATTATCTCTATTATAAATTAAGTCCGCCAGTAGGAGTGGTTGAGCACATGCTGGACAAATAGCCAATTTATCAAGATCTGTATAAGCTATGCCATTATGTTGATTTCTATGCCAATATGAATAAGGTGTTACTAATTGGTTAAAATACTGATTTCTAGCCATATTTAGGCACTTAGCGGCTTCAGATAGATAGTCAACTAAATTGTTATCCAATGTGGATAATATCCTTTACTTTACAATATTTATAACTATATAAGGTTGAATTATGGATCTTCATATAAAAGAAGAAAAACTTGGCAATTTTAAGAATGTTGCTGAACTAATTGATTTCAAAATTTTAAAATTTGCTCCTCAAGGATTACTTGGAATAGGTAAAGCAGATGTAATGCTTTTATATAAAAAGCAACCTGGTGAAACAAATAAAGAGCAAAAAAGATTAATTATATATGGTCCAGAAGATGCAGTTTATCAAACAGCATTAAATAAAATTTCTCAGAAAAAAAATCCAGCAAAAGCAAATCAATTACAAGAAAGATTTAAGCATGAGTGGAAAAATACTGATTACGAAACTACTTCACCGCAACCATCAACATTATTTAAGCATAAACTTTTTAATTTAGGATTAAACGCAAAAAGATTTTCAGAGCTTTCAGGAGTTCCAGCTGGATCTGTTTATCATCATACATCTGGAGGAAGAGAAATCTCAAGAGAAACTGCTATTGAATATGCAGATAAATTAGGTTGTGATCCAGTTGATTTAATGTTCGATAAAAAGGTTGTTCCTATTTGGAGTAAAGTAAATTTATTAAAGAGAGTAGAGTTAGATGATTATTATGCTCCAGGTAGATTATATTCTTACACAATAGTTAAAGAAACAGACACTGTTGAGTATGCACATATTGAAGGTGAAGAACATAGAACCCAACCTTTAGAAAAAGTTGTAGTTCCAAGAGATATTTATAGAGAAGATATTAAAGCTATTAAAGTTGAAGCAAGAGGATCAATGTATCATAATAAAGTTCTTTTTTATTATAGAGCTTCAGATAAAACTGGTGATTACTTAAATCAACTTTGTGTAGTTGGAATTGATGTTGAGGTTATGCCAGATGTTCATGACACACATTATTATTTTGGATTGTATGAAGAGATTAGAGGACAAAGTAATTTAGTTAATCCAGATCCTTTTGTAAGCCAAGAAAGTAAATTTATTTTAAAAAATTTTAATCCTAAATTCATTGCTCCAATAGTTGCAACACTTAATCCAACTGCTGTTGTGGACCAAACAAAATTAAAAAAATCTATACCAGCATCTGCACTTGTTAATAAAGAAGAAGAATTAAAGATGCAGCTAAATCAAAAGCATGCTGAAATTGGAAATTTAAAAAAGAAATTAGAAGATACTGAAGCTGCCGCAAACAACATGGCAAAAAAAAGCAAATCTATATCTGATGCAAATTTAAAAGTAGCTCAAGAATTAGGTAAAGCTCAAAGAAAAGCTGAAGAAGAGGTAAATATACTTTTACATAAAGTTAATGAAATTACTGAAAGAATTAATAAAGACATGATTGAAAAAACTAAAACTAATTTTCTTCCACCGCTTTTTGATAAAGAACAAAAAATTATGAATAAGATTAAAAACGATTTAAGAATTGTAAGAGGTGGTAAAAAATAATGAATTGGAAAAAAGATAAAGAAGGTAATTTATTTACTAGCCAAGCTGGAGCTGCTGATTATGTTGGAATGGCAAGATCTTCTTTTCAATATCTTTATAAAGGAACTTTAAATGAGCAATTTAAACCAAAATATAAAATTTATTTTGGCAAACAAATATATTGGAAAACTGATTTAGATGAGTGGAAGAACAAAACAGCAAACATTAAATTTAGTTATAAAAAAAGACAGAAAAAACAACCAAAGGAAAATACGAAACTGCCAAAGTTATCAAACGTAACAAAGTTTCCTAACCAAACAAAGTAGCCACCAATCATTATCCATTCTGGATAACTAGCTTTACATTTAATCTGAGATAATTAAATAAGATCTCATGGAATTAAATATTAATAAGGAGTTGCAAGATCCTCTTAACGAAAAAACTTTACCTCTCTTCGCAGAAAAATTAAAAATCTCTCACTTTTCACCAACACAATTTGCTTTACCTGATAGTGCATGGTTATTCAGATATGTTTGTCTAACTCAGGAACAAAGAAGATTATTATTAAAATCTAATTCAGCAATGGAAGCTGGCAAAAGAGTAGGAGAAGCTCTTCAAAGAAATTTAGCTGATACAATTTATAAATTAAATCCACTTACAAAAAAAGTTGCACCAACAACAAATGAAAAAATTAGTTTGGATAATGCTATCCAAGAACAATTAGAAATTTTTAAAGATTACAATCCAGTCGATGACAAAGACAGCGATAAAAAAATAAAATATATGGAAGAAGTTCCAGAAATTATTCGCAATGCTTATGCTGGATTAAAAGAACTAGCGATAGCAAGTCCTATCACTTGTGAAAGACAAGTTAGTATAACAGCCGACAGCTTGGAGAACTCTTTTTATATGGCTTCTCCAGTTCTTCCTGTTGTTGGTCGTATTGACTTTGATTTTGGTAATAGTCAAATGAGCTTAGGTGAAAATCCTACATCAACTGATAAACAATCAGGTTCTGATGCCTTTCTTCCTCATAAGATTATTGAATTAAAAACAAAGTACAGCAAACTTGGCAAGATCAAGAAGGATGGAAACAGGTCTTTTATTGTTTCACCTGTACCAGCTATCGCTAGTTTTAATCATTGTGTTCAGTGTGCAGTGTATGCTGCACATTGGAATTTTAAAGTACCAGTTTATTTACTTTATGCTGTTCAAGGTGGTTATCAAATTTTTGATAGTACCAACTGCAAGCATTTAACTGTTGAAGGTATGAAAAAGAATTTACAAATAATGAATAGAACTTTTATTAGAAGAGAAAAATTATTATCCCAATTCCAACAAGAAAGTAGAGAAGAAATTATTGATCATGCAATAGATATGATTGATCCTAATTTTGATCATCCATTTGCTTGGAATGGATTGCCAGAGGATCTCCTCCAGGAGGCAAAGGAATTATGGAAAGTAAATTAATTAAAGAATTTTGCAGACAGTTAAAAGCTGATCAACAAAATAAAGCTGCAATAAAGCAGCGATTAAAAATAGCACTAATCATAGGAGGTATTATAATATGTCTAATGCTAATGATAAGCTAGTCCAGGCTAATAATGAATTTAAAAAGTCATTAAATGGAAAAACCATCTCAATACATGGTAAAGAATATGCAACAGTAGCTTTAAGAGTTGCTATTGCTAGAAGAGTTTTAGGAACTGCACTTGATGTTGTAACTAAAATTGTAAGTATTGATAAAGACACTGTTGTTATGCAAGCCGACATCATTATTGATGGAAAGCATGTATCAACTGGTCATGCTGAGGAAAATAGAAAAGCAAGTCGAATAAATACTACCTCAGCCTTGGAAAACGCAGAAACATCTGCTGTTGGAAGAGCTCTTGCTTTTTGTGCTTTTATATCTGATGGAATTGCATCAGCTGAAGAAGTTTCTACTGCAATAGAGCAGCAAGATAAAAAAATCCAATCAGCACTGAAAGACTTAAATGCAGTCAGTCATGCTGGTAATTTTAAGGAATGGATTTCTCC